GTGAGAAACTTCCTTTTAGACCTGTGGCTTCGGCTTCAGACAATCTGAAGGGAATGATTGAAAAATCAAACCAAGTTCCAGGAGCTTTATGCTCCTCATCTAATCTGCTCGGACTGTCCCGCAGTTTAGATATCTATTTTGACAAGCCCTTGGCTGTCAAGATAGGGGGATTCGGTAAGTCAGAAACTTATCGATCCCGAAATGAGCGAGTAAGGGCAGCTTTGCCCTACCTCCCTCAGTCCGTCACAGATAAAATCTGTAAGATGAACAAGTATTCGCTCAAGCGGTTGAGCAATACTATCGAGGCCATTAATGATAATTTAATGATGTCGACTCCCGAAAACGTGAGACGTTTTCGTGAGATGCCCGCCTACATTAAAGTAATGCGGTGGGCATATTCACTGAGCTGCTACAATAGCGACGCAGTGTGCAAACAATGGAAGAAATTTTCCGTTTGTTTGCGGTGGAAATCTTTACAGTCCTTGACTGAAGAACCACAAACCCCGGATGATTTTCCGGGATTTGGCGCGGAAAGGCCTGGCCTTAACGAGCTGCCCATCATATGGGCCGAGCTGTGTCCCTGGCTGAAACCAGTCTGGGAGCGCGGTGTGATGTCGAAGGCGGAATCAACCCGTCTTCTTCATCTCGTTACCGGCAGGAACTTTCCTGCTGGTAACAAAAAGACTCGTGAAGTGTCTTTGCGTAAGCACGCAGAGACTTTAACTTCTAAGCCTGTCATTACAGAAGAACGTCGAGCCTTGCTCCGACGTCTCAGCGTCCTCATCGGACGTTCTGTAAAAGAGTTGAAACCCATGAATTTTAAATCATTGGGGCATCTATCTCTGACTTCATCTGCCTCGATTGATTCGAGCGTGAAAGAAGGAGGTAGAGCTGCCGAGGTAGCGGTAAAATTCCGCGTCTGGGCAAATCATATTCCAAGTCTTGACTCCGAAGAGGAGACATGGTTTGGTCGTCCTTACCGGCTAATAGCCGGAAGGCCGAGGTGGCAAACTATGTGCAGGTACGAACCTGTGCATAGTCCACATCACGAATTCGGCGAAAGTGCCGAAGACATGATACTCGATTTTGAAAATTTCAAATACGAGGATCCGTTATATGGACTGGACGCCGTAACAGGTTATCAACTGTTACAGTGGTCCATAGAAGAAGGTTTAAGAAACCATTGTCTTCTAGGCAGCCCGTATAAGTCGGAGGACCAGTTAAGAACTGGTCTGGTCGCACCAAGCATAAAAGCTAGTGCGATCGGTGAACCAGGCGCAAAATCGCGCATAGTTACTGTTGGTGAAGATTGGCTAACAATCTTCCTCCAACCGTTTAGCCACCACCTCTTAGGTTTGGCTAAACTCCATCCATCAGTAACCGCGGGTTTGACCCGCGGGTGGCAACTGTATGAATGGGTGAAGAGGCTCCGCAATGCGGGCCCCGTCAAGAACCAGACCACGTACTTCTTAAGTAGTGATCTAACAACCGCAACAGATTATTGTACTCATGAGTACTCTGAAGCGATGGTCGATGGGTTCATGGACGGACTCGGAGAAAACTCCGAGTACCTCCTGGCGTCGAAGAGCTTATTATGCTCGAGTAGACGCTATGAGAATGACCTGGATGAATTCCAGGACATGCTCACCACCCGCGGTATCCTAATGGGAGACCCCGGGGCGAAATTAGTTCTAACTCT